GGTGGGGTTGTCGCCAGAGGCGGCCCACTTGGTGCCGGTGATGTGGTAGCCGTAGTGGTAATCCACAGCCAGCACGTCCTGCATGGACAGGATGTTGCGGTCTGCAGCAAGGCGCAGATCCTGCTGAATGCCCTCGCTGACAACGCCAGACTTGAACAGATAGACCGGATACTTCACCACGTGGGTGGCAGTACCGCCGGTCAGGTTGGTCAGTTGGTCGTCGATAACAACGCGGAGACCAGCAAAGAAGGGAACTTCGGTCTGCTGGACGCCCACGCCGCCACCGCCCCACACAACGGCGCCAGAGGCAGCCAAAGCGGAGGTGCTGAAGGTCAGCATCCCAACCTGTTGCAGGTAGTAAGCAACGTTGGAGTGCATTGCGATCGAGTCAAGCTCGTCGCCGCGCTCACCCAGCTTGGTCTTGGCTTCGACCACGTTGGCAACGTTCAGATAGTTGCTCTCGGTCATCGAAGCGGGAACACCAGCGAACGACTTGTCCACTTGGTTGGGGCCGAGCACGCCGGCGCCGGTGATGCCGCCGAACAGACCCAGCAGCTGGGCGTTCAGGGTGGCGGTCTTCAGCTTGTTGATGGCGGCAGTCAGCTGGTTGCGGACGTGAGCCAGAGGATCAGCACCGGAACCGAGCTTGCTGAGGTCATCTGCGGCGTAGGCAAAGCCACGATGCAGGATGGTCATGATCTGCTCGTCAGCCGTGGCGCGAGCAGGAGTCAGATAACCAGAGGTGGAAGTACCCCAGGTGGCATCAGACTTGATCTGTTCTTCGGTCGGGTTGATGGGATCGAAGAAAGGCACGCGCACGCGGGTGCCGCCAGCACGAGCGTCCAGTGCAGCGTTGCGCTGGATGATGCCGCTCTGAACCCACTTCGATTGCTCGAAGATGCCTTCAGAGGTGTACTGAAGAAATTCCGGGCGGGTAACCAGGTTTGAGAGGAATGTTCCTCCCGAATAGTTCTCAGAAATGGCAGCCATTGTGGGCTCCTATTGGGTTTGCGGGAGTGCCCCACAGGGGCTATTTACCGGCTTCTGCTTTCAACAACCGGGCACGGTCGGGGTCAGTGTTCAGCATCATCATTTGCTGAGTCACATTCCAGCCCTCTTGTGACCAGGGGTTGGCTTGGCCAGGTAAGGCGGTGGCACGGGCACTACCCGTTACACCCATCCCAGCGCGGTTAGTAGCAGCAAAATGATGCTCGTAACCACTGCCGGGGTTTTTTAAGTTGGCGATATACTCGCCAACCGGAACTTCAACGCCTCCAACAACAGCCACAGGCTGTCCATCTTTGGCGCGAAGGTTGTCCTGCACTAAACGATACAGCTGATCAGGGGCCAGTGCACCAGCCTGTGAAAGCTGGGCGATTGCAGACCCTTTCAGTTGCTCTTGCGTGAAACTTGACTCCATTGAGGAGATTTTTGCCTCGCGCTCCGCTAACTGCTGCTTCAACTCTGCAACAGTATCCTGCGCCTGCTCCCATAGAGTTCGGAACTCCCCAGAGTCCGCCAGCTTTTGGGTTTGGGCGGATTCTTGGGCGACGCGGAACTCCTCAAGCTGCTTTTGCAAGGCTTCGCGGTTCTCTCGGTCCTTGCGACGCTCAGAAATAAGCTCCGCGTTCTTTGCCTTGACTGCTTCGAGTTGGGCGGCCAGATCGGAGCTGTCAACCACAGGTTGACCAGCAGCAGACTCCACAGGAGTTGGTGCTGCTTGCTGTTCTTCAGGCACTTTGTTTATTACATGGACGTTTCTAGTTTACAACAAAAGAACTAATAGGTTCCACCGTCTAGTGTCGCTGCTGTCGCAACCGAGATAACTCCATCCGTAATTGAGATGTTGTCGCCTGCTGTCAGCACCGCATCGTCTCCTGTATCACCCTTAGGAATCGTGAAATTCAATATCGCAGCGGTGCTGGTGCCGCTGTTTGTCACAGAAGCGCTGCTGCCGGCAGATCCAGTCGTGATGGTGCCGATCGTGATCGTCGCGGCGGTTCCAGCTGTGCCCTGAGTGCCTTGCTCGCCCTGTGGACCTTGAGGACCAGTGGCTCCGGTTTCACCCTGTGGGCCGGTGTCACCCTGGGGACCTTGGGGGCCGGTTTCGCCCGTAGCTCCAGTCGCGCCAGTGGGGCCTGTGTCGCCCTGTGGGCCTTGTGCACCCGTTTCACCTTGTGGTCCCTGCGGACCTGTTGCACCAGTCTCTCCTTGGGGTCCTTGGGGGCCTGTGGCGCCTGTTGCACCCGTGGCTCCCGCGTCGCCCTTGGGAATCGTGAAGTTGAAAACGGCTTCGGTGCTGGTGCCAGCGTTCGTGACTTCTGCGTCAGTACCGGCGTCACCTGTAGTGACTGTGCCAATCGCAATCGTTGCCGAGCTTCCAGAGCCGCTACCAAATAGGTTTCCGCCGACAGTTAAACCGCTTAGCTGCTCCTTCGTCTCCGCATCGACTCCAAGCGCAAATCCCTCACCCCAGCTCGACGTTTTGGGGCCAAATAGCTCCTTAGTTGTGGTGTTGATGTACCAGTCGCCGCGTTCGCCCGTTGTGAGGTCTGGGTTGCCCGCGCCAGAGAGCAAATTGTTAAACGCCTCGACCTTTTGGGTCAGACGCACCAGGGCTGTGACCTGGGCAAGCGTTAATTGCTCCTTTTTGGTGGCCATCAGCGGGAAAGCAGCTCAATGAGGCGATCGACTTGGTTGCCAGACATCTGCTCACTGTCTTGACCCGGAACAGCATCAGCTGCTGGGGTTTCGGGGGTTTCCTGCTTGATTGCCTGCAGTTCTTCTTCGATGTTGATGTTGTCGGGGAGGATTTCGCCCCGGCGCAGGATCTCCAGCAGCATCTGGTCGGTGATCTTGCCCATTTGGCTGAGCTGGGCCAGCACAGATACGTCTTGGCCGATCAGGCGGTAGTAATCGAAGTCGCGGTCGATGCTGATCGTCGGGGGTGCGATGCCCACATACTCGGCAGCAAAGCCGTAAGCCTGGTTTAGAGCGCTCTCCAGCTCTTGGCTAATGATTGATAGCACGCTATTTGACTGGGCTTGGTCAATACGCTTCGCTTCAGCTGACTCGGCCACAAACTTCTGTCCAAGCAGCTTCGTGACGCCCAACGTGGACATCTGCTGCTCCAGTGATTGGATTTCCTCCATCTGGGCGTTGAAGCTGGTCGCGTCTGCCTGGACGTAGTACGCCTTGTTGCCCGGTTGCATGGCAATGGCGTAGTTGACCCCCATCGTTGCGCTGCCAGTCGTGTCGTCCCAGCCCTCTAGGACGAGGGTGGGCATTGCGGCGATGTGGAGGGCGTGGATGAGGTCAGCCTGACGCTGGTAGTGGGTCAGGTTCAGATTGGCGATGTCCAGCAGTGGGGGCAAAGAACGCAACATGCCCCGGCGGTTGCTGTAAATCGGCACCAGTGGGATCTGGTCGAGGCTGTAGCCGCCGCTTTCGGTGAACTCGACTACGTCCTCGCCCAACGTGTACAAGTCGTAGCGACCCGGGTAAATCACCCGCATCTGCTCGATCTGCTCTTCGCCGAAGTCGTTCAGCGGGCGAGTCGTGTACTCGTGGATGCGTACCTGGGTCAAAGGGGAGCCAGGCATCGTGCTTGCCTGCCGCCAACCCCAGATTTGGGGGGCATCGACGTGGATGAAGTACGGACGGCGGCCCTGTGCACGCTCCTCTGCCAGGTTCCGGGCGCCCATTGCACTGGGATAATCAACCACAGCAGCGCTGTGCCCGTAGGTAAGGCTGCTAATCAACGCACGACGCGCATATTCGTTGATGTCGGAGCCAAGGCCGTCGATGTTGTCGCTCAGCTCCAGCCAGTAGGGGTCGCCTTCGATATGGATGGGCTTGCGCAGAATTGCCCCGGCTGCCGTCTCAATTAGACGGCTTGTGTACGGGCTAAGAACGCTGCGATCAACTCGGGTTTGATATGCGTCATCGTCCTCACGCGGTTCTTGCGGCAAATATGTCTCACACAGGTCGCGCAAATAGTTCGTGCCCCGCGTGACTGCTGCCATCACGCCCCAGTCGGGCATCATCGCAATTACGTCCAGGCTTCGGACGAACGGCGACTCGCTGACTACAGCTCCAGTCGGTGGGATGTTGGCGCTGTAGACCACGGCTTGACTCCTACTTTGCACTCATTTTGACAGGTTGTTTAATCGTCGTCGTCTTCCTCATCGTCGAGATCCTCGATTGGCACCAATACTTCTATGCCGTGGGCGAGTTTTGTAATGAAACCGCCCAAGGTTTCGGGTGAGTTGGGTGTTTTGAAGACAAAAGTGGCGGATGTGGTGCCCTCTTCGGCATCAATCTCTATGTGTACACATCCGCCGGAGACTGTCTGGATCATTAACCGTGATAGGCAACGCCGATGTGGGGAACCACGCTGGGAGTGCCAGAAGAAATGGCCGAAATCCGCATACGGATGCGATTTGCAGGCTTGCCGGTGTAATACCAGATCTTTTGACCATTGCTGTTGATGGTCTTGCTGGTATCAACCTCAAACCATTCGCTGCCGCCGTTGAAGTTGGACTCGAAGGCCAGCGTGAAGTTGGCGCCGCCTGACACGACAGCGGCAAAGCAATACTCGCTGCTGTCCGCGTGAACTTCAAAAGCGTCGTTTACGGCGGTCAGCGCGGTCGATTCGTGGTGCTCAACAAGGTTGGTGCCACGGCTAACGGTCAGGGCCATTACTTTTTCCTCTTTTTGGCGGTTTTGGCAGATTGACGGAAGGCTTTTGCTGTTGGGGCGCCCTTAGACCCAGGTTTGCGCATCTTTTCGCCGCTGCCGGCTTTGATGCGCTTGCGCTTTGCGTGGATGTTTGAGTACAGCCCGCGCTTGGCCATTATTTCTTACCTCCTTTTTTCTTACCTTTCGGCTTTTTCTTGGTTCCGTGGCCGTAGTGACCGGGCATTGGATTAGTACCAGCTACCAGACACGATAATTCGTCTTGCCCAAAGATTCCGGTTTTGCCAGGTTGAAAACTTGGAGGCACATGTAGCCCAGTGCGTCGAATGCGTGGTCTACGCCCAGATTTTTGTTGGGAAGGCCCGTGCCGGGTGCGTACGTCAATGTGCGAAGAGACTTGATTAGCTCCACGCAGCGGGGGTGGATGAAGAGGCGCCGGGTGTTGCTGGCGTCTAAAAGGGCGGTGTTGACGCACGTGATCTTGTCCCGGATCTTCCACGGGTTGCGGGGGCTGGACACCGTGAAGCCCGATTTGCGCAAAATGTTGTGGTCTGTTGCTCCAACGCCGGCGGTTTTGCGGGCGCCGCCCGTTGGGTCGGGGTAGGTGATAATCCGGCGGTCTACGCCAAAGCGGTTTTGGATTTCTTCGCAGAGATCCCAGGTGGTGGCGCCGCCGCGCATGATAATTTCGTCGAAAACCCAGAGAACGTCGCCCTTTTTCACCGCGCAAATCGCGCTCATCGGGTCCACGTTGAAGTCCACCCCAATCAGCAGGGGCAAAACAGGTAGATCTTGGACCTGTTTGTCGATGTTGGCGTCCGAAAAGCTCACGGCGACCAGGCCGGAGAGGTTTTCAAACGATGCCTCGAACTCTTGGCGGAAGGTTCGAGCGTCAAGTTGGCCTCGGGCAGCCTCGATTTCGTCTTTGGGGACGTTGTCGCCTTCAATCGTCGTGAATTGCCACCGCTGCCAGTCGTCGTCACCCTCGTCCGCATAACACCAGAGGTCGTAAAACCAGCTCGCCGTGCCGTCTGGGGTGGAAATAAACAAGGCCCAGCCCTGTTTGTCGGCGAGGGCGGGTCGGATGACCTCAAACCACACGTCGCTGCCCATAAAAGCAGCCTCGTCCAGCACCACGCCCGCCAAACTGCGGCCTCGTAGGGCCATTGCGTTTTCAGTGCCCTTTAGCTCGATCGTGGAGCCGTTCACCAGCTCAATCTTCAGGTCCGTTTCGTTTTTGGACTTGATCCAAGCCGGGGGGACCAGCTTTTTCATCACCTTCCAGGCGATGTCCTTCGCCATTCGGTACGTCGGGGCCGCGTAAAAGAAGGTCTCGCCCGGACGTTCGATCGCCCCACGCAGTAATTCGATGCAAGAGAGGTATGACTTGCCGAAACGTCTACCTGCAACGAGCACTCGGAAGCGTTTACGGCTACTAAAAACCTCACCTTGGGCGTATCGGAGGTTTAACGCACCAGCCGTTGAGGTCATTTGTAGTTATTAGGTACTTTCTAGGGTATTACAGGAATCGCTACCCTGCCCCCGGGTGTGTAACAGAAGAGGAAAATCGGTATATACCAGTAGGTTCCCTGGGCGGAGTTCCCGCAGTTGGGAACCGCAACCCTACCCCCTGGTAGTAGTGCAC